GGCAACATTGCCCGCACCTGCGCCGCCACTGGCAGCGTCCTGCATCTCATCCGCCCCCTGGGCTTCGATATCTCCGAGAAGGCGGTGCGCCGGGCTGGGTTGGACTACTGGCACCTGGTAGATGTGCGGGTATACGACAACCTGGAAGATTTTTTCCAGAAGAACCACGTGGAGCAAATGTGGTGCCTGTCTACCAAGGCTCCCCGGGCTTACGCTGAGGCGGCCTTCCAGGACGGCTGTTACCTGTTCTTCGGCAAGGAGACCCGGGGGTTGCCCGAGGCGTTTCTGGCCCGCCATTGGGACTCCTGCCTGCGTATTCCCATGCGGCCCGATGCCCGGAGCCTGAATCTGAGCAATTCCGTGGCCATTACCGTTTATGAAGCCCTGCGACAGCTGGATTTTCCCCAGCTCCAGGATTTTGGTCAAATGAGGGACTGGACCGACTCCCAGTCTGGACAACTACAGGAGGCATTGTGATGAATTATAATAAGAAATCCATAGAAGATGTGGACGTCTCCGGCAAGCGGGTGCTGTGCCGCTGCGACTTCAACGTTCCCACCAAAGACGGCAAAATCACCTCGGATAAGCGGATTGTGGCAGCCCTGCCCACCATCCAGTATCTGATGAACCACGACGCAAAGGTCATCCTCTGCTCTCATATGGGCAAGCCCAAGGGCGAATGGAAGCCGGAACTGAGCCTGCGTGTCGTGGCCCAGCGCCTGAGCGAGCTTCTGGGCAAGGAGGTCCTCATGGCTGCCGATGTGGTGGGCGAAGACGCCAGAGCCAAGGCCGCCGCTTTGCAGAACGGGGACGTGATGCTGCTGGAGAATGTCCGCTATAGTAAGGGCGAGACCAAGAACGATCCGGAGCTCAGCAAAGAGCTGGCCTCCTTAGCAGATTTGTTTGTAAACGACGCCTTCGGCACAGCCCACCGTGCCCACTCCTCCACCGCCGGTGTGGCAGATTATCTCCCGGCCGTCTGCGGCTATCTGGTGCAGAAGGAAGTGGGCGTTATGGGCAAAGCCCTGGCCGATCCGGAGCGTCCCTTTGTGGCCATTTTGGGCGGTGCAAAGGTTTCTGACAAGCTGAATGTCATCAACAACCTTCTGGAGAAGGTGGACACCCTGATCATCGGCGGCGGCATGGCCTATACCTTCCTGGCCGCCAAGGGCTACTCCACCGGCACCTCCCTGCTGGACGCCGAGAAGGTGGAGTACTGTAAGGACATGATGGCCAAGGCAGAGGAAAAAGGCGTGAAGCTGCTGCTGCCTGTGGACACCACCATCGCCGCCTCCTTCCCCTCCCCCATCGACGCCCCCATTGATGTGGAGGTCGTGGCTTCCGACGCCATTCCCCAGGACAAGATGGGTCTGGACATCGGTCCCAAAACCATGGCGCTCTACGCCGAGGCCGTGACGGCCGCCAAGACCGTAGTTTGGAACGGTCCCATGGGCGTCTTTGAGAACCCCACCCTGGCCAAGGGTACCATCGCTGTGGCCCAGGCCCTGGCAGATTCTGACGCCGTGACCATCGTAGGCGGCGGCGACAGCGCGGCAGCCTGTGAGCAGCTGGGGTTTGCCAGCGAGATTACTCACATCTCCACCGGCGGCGGCGCTTCCCTGGAATTCCTGGAGGGCCAGACTCTGCCCGGCATTGCCTGCCTGCAGGATCGATAAATCTGTAGTCAATTGGCAGCGAGGGCGCTTGCCGCCCTCCGCTGCTTTCTGCGAAAATTTCTGCACATAGACATATTTGGAGGCTCAAGAACATGAACAGAAAGTACCGCAAGACCATCATCGCCGGCAACTGGAAAATGAATAAGACCCCCAGCGAAACCAAGGAATTTATGACCACCTTTAAGTCCATCCTGCCCAAGGGCCGCTGGTGTGACGTGGTGTTCTGCGTCCCCGCCGTCTGCATCCCTGCTGCGGTCCGCGCCATGCGGGAGACCCGGGTGGGCATTGGCGGCGAGAATGTGAACGCCAACGCTTCCGGCGCTTATACTGGCGAGATTGCCGCCAACATGCTGGTGGATGCCGGCTGTAAATATGTGATCATCGGCCACTCCGAGCGCCGGGCCATGGGCGAGACCGACGCCGATGTGAACGCCAAGGTCCTGGCCGCCCTGGAAGCAGGCCTGATCCCCATTTTGTGCTGCGGCGAATCCCTGGAGCAGCGGGAAGCCGGCATCACCGAGGAGTGGATCACCATGCAGATCAAATCTGCCCTGCAAAATGTGCCGGAAGAAAAGATCCGCAAGCTCATCATCGCCTACGAGCCCATCTGGGCCATCGGCACCGGCCGCACCGCCACCCCGGAGCAGGCCGAGGAAGTCTGTGAGAGCATCCGCACCGTTATCCGGAAGCTGTACAGCTCCAAGAACGCCCGGGCCATCTCCATTCTGTACGGCGGCTCCATGAATGAGAAGAACGCCTTCGAGCTCCTGGCCCAGCCCGACATCGACGGCGGCCTCATCGGCGGCGCCTCCCTGGTGCCCGAGAAGTTCGTGAAGATCATCGAGGCAGCCAACCAGCCCACGCTGTGATAGTACCTGCCCGAATTTGTTTAGACCTGTGTATTATGACCGGCCTGTTGCAAAGCTTTGCTTTTACAGCAGGCCGGTTTGTGATACACCTATTCTAGAAATACGATACAGCAAGCGCAACGCCCAACCCAGGCCCGAGTCCAGCGAAGCGAGTCGAACCCGAAAGAGAAAAAATTCCCCTTCCAGCGCAGCTTTCCACAAAGCGGGAAGCTACGCCGGAAGGGAAAGTTCTGAGTTGTCAAATAACTGTAATTTTGATAGACAATGCACCCCCACTAAGGGGAAAAGCGTCCTCAAGAATGGAGCGAATCATATAGTTGTGATAAGGAGTCCGTCAAGTCGGAAGCCAGCACGTTATATGTAAGTATTCTTCTTTTCCAACACCCAAGGAATACTCGCAGAGAACTCAAGCTGAATCACCGGCAATGGGAAGCCTGTTTCCAGCAACGAAATATCTTCCTGAAAAGACACTCGGAAATTGGGAGAAACAGAAACAGCTGCCCCATCATCCCAGTATGCAGTGCTATCGTTGATTTTTTTCCATGCGCTCTCCCCATCTAACAAAGTACCACAGACATGATAAAAGCCACCATATAATAGCGTTCCATTATCATTTGTGATGTTTACATAACACTCGCAGACTTTTCTCATATCGATGCCAAGATCAGCAAAAAACTTGATTACTGATTGTGGAAGCACTGCGACGGCTTCCTCAAAATTTGTGCAGCCATCGCACGAGCACCTTTTACTGACGGATTCTGCATTCTTGTAAAAGTGCCTCGTTTTTTCAACATCAATATCAGCTTTATATGATCCGAACTCAAAAACCATTTGCTCAACCACCCCTGCAAACCACTATTTATTAAGCCTCATTTTTCCTCACAATCTGAATAAAATATGATATCCGCCTTACCCTCCTGCCTTGTATGCCGATAAACATTGGTATCCAGTCCACCAATATAAAAGCCGGAATGAAGATAAAACAGGCACGCACCAGGATTGTTGTCCTGACCCTGCGTATAGATCCCGCAATATCCCTGTTCTGCAGCAACTTCCTTCGCTCTCTTTATCAACATTTTTCCAATATGCTGTCCTCTGTATGCCTGGATTACTTTCAGGTCGTACAGGTACATATACTTGAAAAATCCGGGTTGCAGGATTGCCAATCCCACGCATTTCTCACCGTCATATGCACCGAGAAACGTACTGTCCGGCATATCCTCATAGCGGTAATTCTCATCCGGGAACTTCATTTCTGTGACGTTTTCCGGCGCAAACCGGATGACCTCATAGGTCCAGCGTCCGTCCGTATAGGACGGTATTACCCGCCCAAATATACTGAACGGCTCATTCGGTATATTGATATCATCCTTCATCTGTGTATCAATGTTCCTAATTGTAATCACATAGTCTCCCCCCCAACATAGTCAAAAGTGCATTGTATCACCAGTTTTCAGAGCACGTTCCATATCCTTTTCCTTCTATGCAGCAGCGCAGAAAAAAGCCCACCGCGATTCTATCAAAACTACGGTGGACTTATGAAAAGAAAAACCTATTTTGATACGAATTGCACACCCCTCCTACCTTTTGTTAAAAGGTGTAGGAATAATGAAATGGTGTACACCTATGAATCGTCAAGGACGCAGCGCGGCGTTTGCCATCCGGCATAAAGACCAATTTAATGTTGAGGTCTTTACATCACCTGCCATATCCCATAGATTGTCTGTAATTCGTATTTCTACGTTTCGTTTCAATAACTCACCGAACAAATCAGTAAGCACATATTTTTTCTTTGGATATTGTGCTGTTGTTGCAACGTAGTACCCAGCAATGCTATCTTGCAATGCAAAATCCTCTATATTGAATTCATATAAATACAATACCGTGTTTTTCATAGTGCGATACCATTTGCTCTCTACCACGATAGCATGTGAAATTCCAGAGGAAGAGAAAAAGCGTTTTTTATCAGAATCAGTTGTCTGGTAGCCCACATGATAAGCAACCCGCGGACAATCTCGGGGAGTTAAAAAGTTGGGCAATCTTGCTTCATCTATTGCCCATACCAATCCGATATTTTGATTGAGATCTTTTCGTGTTGGTAAGCGCGGTTCAAAGACTTTTATATCAGGTTCTTCACTAACATGAAACAGCCGCATAGTTTTTCCTTTCCTGTAATTGGTTATTTCTCATTTAGTGAAAAAGCTGGACACCAATCAAGATACTCTCGCATCAAAACTGGTGTCCAGTCTTGGCGGAGATGGAGGGATTTGAACCCTTGCTCAACATCGCTAAAAACGCCGGTATATCGGCGTCTACAAGTTTCCATTGCCGTTTTCATTGCCATTTTTGAAAAAATCTAAAAACCTTTCAGACTGTGCATTTATGTCAGATTCGGAGATATGTGTGTAAATACGCCGCATCGTCTGGATGTCCGCCCAACCGCCAATTTTCATCGTGGCTTCCTCCGAGAGGCCCAGGTGGTAAGCAAGCGAAGCGAAGCTGTGCCGTAGTCCGTGCAACCCGACATACGGGATATCAGCATCTTTCGATAAATCCCGCAACTTCCTACGTATAGTGTTGTCGGACATCGTGACAACGTAACCCTCTTTTTGGGGAGCATTTTCAAGAGCAGACCTAAGCGGTGCAATAATCGGGATCATTCGCCTTGATGTCAGATTCTTCGTTTCCGCTTTTCTTACCCATCCGGATTCCCCTTTCACCGCTGTCTCCTCGATGCGGATAACGTTGCTTTCCAGGTCCACATTATCCCATTTCAAGCCCAATATTTCCGATTGCCGCATACTGCTCAGGGCGAGCAGTGCAGCAATTTCGACGTCACTCCCAGCTAAAGCTTTCAGCAACGTCGGGATTTCTTCCGCCTGTAAGAATCCCTTCTCGTTTGGCAGCACCTGCGGAAGCTTTACGGTGATCCGCTCCCCTGTTTCCTCTCGAATCACAGATGCAAGAAATAGCCAGGAGTTCTTCAGTGTCTTTCCGCTATATTTCCGTGCTTCTGCGTTCACCGCCCGCTGCCATTTCTCCTGCGTCATCTTGTGCACGTCCAAACGCATCACGTCCTGGAACCGGTTTTTCTGGATCCTCCGGTACCCCAAAATAGTCGCCGGAGATAAGACATTCACCCGAGCGGCGATGTAATCATCAATGGCATCCGTCAACGTTTTCTTCCCTGACTTCTTCGCCTCAATTGTCCCCGCCTTGACGGCCATAGCCTCCGCCACGGCCTCTTTCTCCGTGGGGCGTGTAATTCCTATATCCTGACCATTCACCCGCACACGGCAAAACCAGGAGCCCGAGGGGAGCTGTTTGGCTTTTGGTATTTTCATGTGGTGGCTCCTTTCTAATCTAAGTTTATTCCCGCTCCGGGGTAATCCCTGGAGCGGGAAATTTTGTTATTTTACAGATCCGCTTTAGCACCGATCAACTTGCCGATGCCGTAGCACACGGCCGCCGGAAATGCGGATGACGCAAATACCATGGCAGCCAAAACCCAATTGACCGTCTCTTTCAACTGGTACCCATCTCCGGATATGATTTTGTATTGCTTTGCCGCCAGGATAGCCAGGACAAATCCGACAGCCAGAAATGCGATGGCTATCCCCTCCATCAGCTTTCCAGAGGCGCGGTATGCCTTCCTGCGGTTTCCCTCAATAATTGGGTCTACGACGCGTCCACAGTGTGGACAGGTTTTGGCCGTGCCGGAGATTTGCTGGCCACAGTCTGTACATGTAATTTGCGGCATAATAATTCCCTCTTTCTTTTTATTTCCTCCGGCCCTGCTTGGGGGCGGATGATTATATTTGGCGCTATCTCTCTAGGTAGTAAGCGCATCAATCAGCGCAGACCGCTCGTTTGCAGTCAGTGCCTCGATAGAATCTGAATAGTAATCACCATCAATGTCAAAGAAATAATGGTAATATGTGGTCCCCGGATCCGTTATACCCACCGGGCTTGATATTATCTGGCAGCTAACCTCAGCTCCCTTAAGGGTATAACGTTCGAGGCCTGTCTCAAAAATGTAGTATAGTTCTTCGTTATTATATATCTTTTTCATGAGGCGTGCTCTTTCGTCAAGATCGTTCTCGCCTCCGTCTAAATAAATATTGACTTGCATCTCCGTATTTACACTGTCCAAGTCCATTTTTGTCATCCAGTGTATATCGTCATCGCTCAGATTTTCACGTGACATAGCAACGATGACGTAGCCGGTGTATCCGTGGTTGCCATAGCTTTCGAAAAAGGTTACCCTTTCTAATGGTACGGTTTTACCAGAAAAGTCCATATCACTGGGCAGCGAATCAATCATGTGCGATTGGGGGGATGCATCTTCTTCCGGCGACTGTCCGCCGGCACAGGCTGTTACGCTAAATAGCATACACAGCGCAGCTAGCAAAAATATAGCTCTTTTCATTTGTGTGTCCCTCTTTTCTTTATATTGCCACCGACATAGCGCCGGTTGGTTACTAGCCCAGATTTTGTCCATTGACATGTGAACGCCTGTTTGGTATAATCCAAACAAACGATCGAGAAGTGAGCCTCAAAACGCAAGCATTCGCAGAACATAATACACAACGTTTTAAGAGAATGGAGTGATAATTTTCTGTGCAACATGCACAAAAGCACACCTCTAGATTTGTGCATGTTACACGAATTTCAAAAAATTTCCGTTTGTTCCACACATGAAACACATTTTGTGCTATAATGTGGATAATCCGATACGCCTCCGCACAAGATACAGACGGGGGTGGCATAATTGATAAATCTGCGTAATCAGCGAGAAAATAAGGGGTACTCCGTAAGAGCTTTGGCTAAATTATCCGGAGTGGCTCCCGCAACGATATCCAGAATCGAATGTGGATTGGTAGATCCGAAGGCAAGCATAATTAGGAAGCTTGCAACCGCATTGGAGATAAGCTTAGATGATCTAATGCCAGAAGATATCGAAGAAGATTAGATACCAGTTTTGCCCGCCTACGGGCGGGCACGCACAAAAGGAGGAGCGGCTATGAGCAGAAACGAAATGATAGATTACATAAAATCAGAGATTAACAATTTGACAGACGCTGAGATCGAGATTATTCGCGATTGTTTTTTATCATGGCTATCTGCCCAGCCAGAAACGCCAGCGCATCCGTAGGCAAATCATCCAAATTTTCCAATATTTCCCTTTTCCATTTAGCGGCTTCGCCGTCGCTGCTTGGGAAAGGGAAATTTTTTGCATTTAGTGGGTAGTCATCCGCCCCAGACTTTCCGGGTTCGACAGGCGCACATTCTTCGTCTCCCCCGTTAATCAGATATTCAACAGATATATGAAAATACTCAGCAATTTTTTGAAGAGTTTCGTATCTTGGGGTTAAACCGCGTTTTTTCCATGTGGTGGGCGTTGCGTTACTTAGCCCAATTTCTAGCGCAACTTTATTGCATGTAACGCCATTTTCGTCGCAAAGCTTTTTGAATTTGTCATAAAACATAGTCGTCTTGCGCTCCATTTTTGTGCAAAACGCCAAATCTGACTTTTGTTAGCTGCTCGCACTTGACACGCTAACAAAAGTTAGCTATAATAGCGATACACCTAAACAAGTTTAGGCACCTGGCGTTTCTGGACTTATTATCAACTGGCACTTATATTCTAACCCAAAACCTAACCAAAGTCAACAAAAATAAGGAGGTGAACGACATGCCTGCACAATGGACCGCTGAGGTAGTGGGCGACATGCATCTAAATGGAATTACTGCGAAGCAGCTTGCAGTAGCCATCGGGTGGAACCCCAAATATCTCAGTCAAATCCTCAATGGGCACGTGATGTCTAAGCACGCCGAAGCGAAGGTAAGGGCTGCGCTGCAAACTCTGATTGCAGATGCGTGCGACGCCCACAATCAGCCCTCCCGCACCTAATCTTACCACACCCCACTCATCCGCACAATCCTAAATTAGTTCTCGTGCAGAAACACAGCACCTCAGGAAAGGAGATGGCCACTACATGTTAACCACAATTTTGGGCCTAGCCGCTGCCATTTGTGCAGTCGGCTGGATCAAAAACCACGTTAGCCTACTGGCTATATGCCATTACATGACCACAAAGAATTGCCCGCCCCCATCTGATGCAGAGATGAAGGCGAGCAGCGAGTATGTTGTTAGCAAGCTCCTGAAGATCAAGTAAGGCCGAATTGGTGCTTAATCATTTGCGCGACCACGTTGGAAGCGATCTGCACTATCGCATTTAATGATGTCGCTCCGACTTTCCCCGCAACATCCTTGACTCCGGACCAGATGGTGTCTTTTCGGATGTTCGCAAGAAACTCGTGGCCTGCAGGTGTTAGATCACGAATAGTATACGTGCCAAGCAAGTCGGTTTTTGCCTGGTACAAAAAGCCGGATAAATCGCACTGACGGACATGATAAAGCACTTCGCTCTCGTTGTATGGCTGCAAGCGGCTATAGTTCGGGCCGGGAATTGATACGCCCCTGCCTATGTCGCAGCCTTCCTCTACGGCCAACAAGATGTCCCGTACACAGTCTGGATTTAGTTTCATTATCTCATCTCCTTTCTTTTTCTAGATTTTACCACAAGTAAGAGGGAGATTCAACTGTACCGCAATCACCAGAAGGAGGTGACCCCCAACATGCCCCGAACCAAACTAGGTGCCACCGAATACGCCATCTCCGACTTCCAGCGAGAGATCCGGATGAAGATGGCCTACTACGACTTAGATCAAAAAAATCTGGCCCGTAAAGCCGGCATAGACCCATGCACCCTATCCCGGCGGCTCAAAGATCCCAAAAGGATCACTCTGTCGGAGTTGGAGGGCCTGCACCGGGTGCTGCACCTGGATTTGGCGATGATTTTGCCGATGTTTGGGGCCGCCAGAAAGGACTTGAAGGCATGAAATACCACACCTACGAAGTCCACACCGAATCCCCTGACGGCCTAGTCCGCACCCACACCGTCCGAGCCACCAGCGCAGAGCATGCGGAGCGGATGATAAGGCGGATATTGCCGGAGGGGTGGAGGATAATCGGCACTGTGTGCCAATTCAAAAAGGAGGAAACAAAAAATGGACGCTACTAAAATCCAAGAGGCCCGGAGGCTGGCAAATGCTTTAAGGATCTGCGCAGACGATGAGCAGGAATGCACGAACTGCCCGGGATCCAGATCGCACCGGCAGGCTGCGGCGGGACAGCGAGATGCTGGCGCGAGTCCTGGCTGCAGTTACGGCAGTGACATACGCGGAGAGTGAGCGTCCCATGTTTGATGCCATTGTGTCGTACTGGCGCCAGGGGCGGCGGGCGGACTCTCCGATCGAGCGCATCGCCCTGGATGATTATCGAAAGGAGTGCCACTACCGCGTCCGACCAAACAATCTTGATGGTAGGCGGGAGATCATCTGCCGGGTGGCACTACTGCTTTTGGAGGACGTGTACCCAGAAACCCAAAAGGAGGCGAAAACAAGTGAAACCGCTCAGCGATGAAATGAACATAGCCTTTATGAACCATCCGAAACGGCTGGAAGCTCAAAAAGAGCTGGATAAGATAGTACATCACATTTCCGCCGACATCAAAGCAGATGGAAACGCTATGTACTACCTCACCGTACTCCCACCGCTCCTCAAGCAGCTAGAAGCCGCGATAGAAAATCTTAATATCGTAGAGGCAAAAATATTGATGGAGGTGACAACCAATGACCAGGATTGATGCCGTCCGCCAACTCCAATTCCTCCGCCAGGACGCCCTGGCCAAAGCCCATCCCCAGAGCCGCCTGGCAATCCAGGAGTATCCGGACGCCGGCACCGCTGCCGATGATGTGGCCGCCCTGACGATGGCCATCAAGGCCTTGCAAGCCCCACGGCAGGATACGCCCATTTGGGCGTGCGTGTTGTGGTGCATTGCGGCTGCTGTAATCGGCATTGCCTGCATGGTTTACGCCATGGCGTGAGGGGGTGACAACATGCGATCAACAGATATCCGCAAGCTCCCCGGCGGCGATGCCCTGTATCAACGCTGGGTAAATATGCGCCGCAAGCCCTGTGACGATGCATGGGCCAGATTCCCGGCGTTTTACGCCTGGATCCGGGCGCAGGGCTATGGCGCCGGCGATCACATCCCCAAGATCAAGCTGCTGGATGCCAGCAAGCCCTATGGGCCTGCCAATTGCACTTTTGCAGCCCCTGAGCGCAAAACTCCCAAGCCGGGCGATGTCGAGGCGGCCAAGGAGTGGGACCTTGCGGTAAGTGCCTTCCGGGAGCGCCTGCGTATAGCCTCCCGCTACAATCCTGGGGCGATCCAGCGGATGCTGGATAATAAGCCTTGGGCAGCAAAAAAGGCCGCCCCCGGGAGTACCAGTCCCGAGAGCGGCAAAGGAAACGATTGCGAATCCATTATAGCAGCGGAGGGAGCGTGAGTCAATGGCGGAGATTAAAACTCACGCGGAGTGGCTGCAGGCCCGGATGCGGGGCATCGGTGCCAGCGAGGCCAGCGCAATCGTCGGGCAGAATCCCTATATGTCCAACGTGGATCTGTGGCGGATCAAGGTTGGCCAGCGGCAAGCCGCCGATATCAGCAATAAGGCCTGCGTAGCCTATGGCCATGCCGCCGAGGGTCCAATCCGGGAACTATTTGCCCTAGACTACGCCGATACATACAGCGTGGCCTATGGCGGCGAATTTGATATGATCCATAATCCGGAGCGCCCCTGGCTGTTTGCCACCCTAGATGGGCGGCTGGTGGAGCTATCCACCGGCTGCCCCGGCATCCTGGAGATTAAGACTACCGAAATCCTCCGCTCTATGCAGCGGGAGAAATGGCGGGACAAGATCCCGGATAACTACTACATCCAAATCCTGCATCAGCTCCTGGCCACCGGCTGGGATTTTGCCGTACTCCATGCCCAGCTCAAGCGGATCTGGGATGGCGAAATCCGGACGGAGCGGAGATCTTACCGGATCAACCGGGAGGATGTGCAAGATGATCTGGATTACCTGCTGGAGCAGGAGATTGCATTCTGGCAGATGATCCAAGAGGGCCGGGAGCCGCCCCTGCTGCTCCCGGAAATATAGGAGGGAATAATTATGGAAAAACGGAATCTTGTGCAAGTCCAATACCGGGGCCGCCGCTCCGGCAAATTCGAGGGCGATTCGTATACCTACGTTGCGGACGTGCCCCTGGAGGTGGGTGATATCGTCAATGTGCCCACCAAGTACGGTGAGTCGGAGGCCCGGGTTTGCCGGATCAATGTCCCTGAGGAGGATATCCCAGCCTGGTGCGGCAGTCTGAGGCACATCACCGAGGCCGCTGTGCCCCAGGATATGTTCTCCGAATTTTTTGCTTAGGAGGTGCAACCGGTGGAAATCCAAATTTTTAATCCCACGCAAGCCCAGCCGCTGCCGGAAATCAGCTGGAACTATGCAGAGCTCAAGCAGCAACTGGAAGCCGGTCTGGCCAGCTACAAAGGCCTGGCATACGGCGATGATCAGATCGGAGAGGCCAAAAAGGACCGGGCCAGGCTGAATAAGCTGGCCGATGCTATTGATGGCAAGCGGAAGGAAATGAAGTCCCTGTATCTGCGGCCCTACGAGGCCTTTGAAGCCCAGGCAAAAGAGTTGGTTGGCATGGTCAAGGCCACGGTCAAAGAGATTGATGATCAGGTCAAGGCCTATGAGGCCACCAAGAAAGAGGAGAAGCATCAGTCCATCTTAGAGCAATATCATGCCATGATTGGCAACCTGGCGGAGCTGGTGCCCTACGAAAGGTTGCACAATCCCAAGTGGCTGAACGTCAGCGTCGGTATGGGTGCCATCTGCCAGGAGCTGGGCAATAAGATCGATCGGATCACTGCCGGGCTGGCAGTCATTGATAGGCTGCAGCTGCCCCCGGAGCTGGCAGGGCCGGTAAAATCCACTTTCTTAAAGGATTTTGATTTGGCCGCCGCCTTAGCCGAAAAGGATCGGCTGCAACGCCAGCAGGAGGAGCTGGCCCGGTATGAGGCGGCGAAGGCCGCCCAGGCGAACCAGATGCCCCCTGCGGCCCCCATGGCTGCGCAGAGCGCCCCAGAGCCGGAAGAGCCGCCTGCGGTGGAAGAGATTTTCGTCCTGGACTTTCGAGTCCGCGCCACCCGCGCCCAACTCCAGGGGCTGAAGCAAGCAATGATCAATCTGGGCATCAAGCCCGAAAGGATTTAAGGAGGATTGCAAAATGGCAGTAACAAACTCCCTGCGGAAACCGCAGGAGAAGAAAAGCACTCAACTGGTCAGCTTCCAGGCTAACGGAGCGACGGTGGAGTTGTCCCCCCAGATTGTCCGGGATTACCTGGTCAGCGGGGACAAAGAGCGAGTCTCCATGCAGGAGATCGTCATGTTCATCAATTTGTGCAAGTTCAACGGGCTGAACCCGTGGCTCCGGGAGGCCTACTGCATTAAGTATGGCAACGAGCCCGCCACGATGGTCACCGGCAAAGAGGCTTTCGAAAAGAGGGCGGAGAATCATCCCCAGCACGATGGTCACAGAGCCGGGATCATCGTTTATGACGAAGAAACCGGGGAGTTGACCTATAGGGTTGGCGCGTTCTACATCACCGGGGAAAAAATCGTTGGCGGATGGGCAGAGGTGTATCGCAAGGACCAAAGGCAGAGCACCCGAGTGGAAGTGCCGTTTGATGAGTACGCCGGGCGAAAAAAGGATGGCACCCTGAACCGCCAATGGGCCGCCAAGCCCGCCACGATGATCCGAAAGGTGGCTCTGGTGCAAGCTTTGCGGGAGGCCTTCCCGCAGACCTTCGGTGGCATGTATGATGCCGATGAGGTTGGTGTGGATTCCGGGGTGCTTGACGCATCACCCATCGCGCCACCGACGCCGGACACCATTGATGCGGATCCTACCACCGGCGAGGTAGTTGCCCCTGGCACCTCTGCAGATGATCCTACATCCAACTTTTTTGACGCATAAGAGGAGGAGCCAACATGAATGAACTTTGCAAACACGCAAGCTACCGGGATAAGCTTGAAGAACTATGCGCAGAAAGCAACCTGACCTACAGCCTGCAGCTTAACCGCTACCCCTGTACCCTGACTATCAAGCCAGTAGGAGGGATGGATGCACAAATCTCTATGTTGGAGGATGACGCCGCCAACTACATCAGTCCGGATGCGTCAATTGTTTTCGCGTTCGTGGATGGAGATTTGACCATTAGGACTTCCGAAACCTTCACAATTGATGATTCCCTCCTGCAGAAAATCAAGAACCTATTCAAAAACTTGTACACCACATGGACGCAGTATTTCTTCCGGGATGCGATGGAGCGTGGCATTCGCCCCGCCGCTGCAGATCCTCAGAGGGATAGCGAGGCCACCCCTGAGGCCGCAGAGGCCGATTTTGACGAGTTTTTCGAGGGTGAGCCGAATGATGCCGAGGATTGATCGTACGGCAGGAGGCGGGCATAGGCCCGCCTCCACAGGGAGGATGTGAGGGTATGGCATGGATAGAGGTGCACCAAAGCCTCAGAGAGCACCGGAAATTGTACTCCTGTGCGGATGACTTGGACATAGAGCCGGTGCTGCTATTAGGGATGCTGGTATCCCTGTGGCTGTGGGCGCTGGATAATACCCCGGACGGCGGATTAGATAACATCTCCAATCGCACCATTGCCAGAGCAACCAGATGGCCGGAAAAAAAGGCTGACCAACTGATGACGGCACTGATCAATAACGGCTGGATCGACCGCTCCGAATCCGGCGGACTTGCGCTGCATGACTGGAGTGAGTACGGCGGAAAACTTACGGAACGCCGCGCCACAGACCGCGAAAGAAAGCGGCGCAAGAATGCGGAAGGGCGAAAGAATTCCGACGGAATTCCAGCGGAAGAAGATCGGAATGGAAGCGGAAATCCGTCGCTACACTACACAACACTACAGAACACTACAGAACACCAGACTCCAGTATCTCCTGACGGAGCTACTGGAGGGGACGCATGCGGGCCTGACGGCCCGGCGGCACCAGCTGTTGACTATAAGGCCATCCAGGCTATGTACAATGCCACCTGCATATCGCTGCCGAAGTGCAAAGTCTTGTCGGACGCCCGGAAAGGTGCCATCCGGGCCAGAATGCGGGCCGGATACACGCTGGATGATTTCCAGGCCCTATTCGCAAAGGCTGAAGCCAGCGCCTTCTTGAAGGGCTCCAACAAGCGAAACTGGTCCGCAGATTTTGACTGGCTAATTGCCGATGCCAACATGGCCAAAGTCCTGGATGGCAAGTACGATAGCCAGGCCCAGGGCCGCCAGGAGCAGCCCCAGACTAACAACCCGTTCTTGCGAATGCTCCAAGAGGAGGGCGAACTATGACCAAGGCAGAGACAGCAAAAATCATGGCCACCCTATGGGCAGCTTACCCAGGATTTTACTCCAAGGCCGGCAACGGAGATCAAGCGGCGGCTGTGGAGCTGTGGCAAAAGTGCTTCGAGGCAGAGCTCTATGAGCTGGTCAGCGCTGCCGTATATGCGCTGATCAAGGTCCGCCCCAACTCCTACCCACCGGCCATTGGCGAAGTCACCGCGCAAATCCAGCGGCTTACTAGGCCAAATGAGTTGACGGCCATGGAGGCCTGGAATCTGGTAGCCAAAGCGCTCAGAAATAGCGCCTACGGCTCTGAGGAGGAATTTGCCAAGCTCCCGCCGGCTGTGCAGCGAGTAGCCCATAGCCCATCCCAACTGCGGGAGTGGGCACTGATGGATGCAGACACGGTGCAATCTGTGGTAGCGTCCAACTTCCAGCGGGCCTATACTGCCCGCCAGAAGAGCGACCGGGAATTTGAGGCGTTGCCCCCGGCGGTGCGGAAATACGTAGCCGCCCTGACGGAGGGGGAGAGCATACTGAAGAGGCTGGAGGGATGAGTATGGCAGAGATCAAGTACGTAATCCCATTGAGTCCCATCACCAAGAAGAACAGCCAGCAGATCATGACCAACAAGGCTACAGGGCGGCCCTTTATCATGCCGTCCGCCAAGTACCGGCAGTACGCAAAGGATGCAGCCCGGTTCCTGACGCCGAAACCGCCCCGCCCCATAGACTGCAGCCTTAACATCCGCTGCTTGTTCTACCTGCCAACCCGGCGGCGCACGGACTTGACCAACCTGCTGGAGGCAGTTGACGACATACTGACGGATGTTGGTATCATCGCCGATGACCACTACGGCATCGTGACGGGGCACGACGGGAGCCGATGTTTCTGGGATAAGGACAATCCCCGGACGGAGATTTACATCACAAAAATGCCAGCGGACGAACAGCTGGCGATGGAGGGAATGGCATGAAATTTGCGGAAAATGGCCAGCGCCCCAGCGGGCACTGGGAAACGGCGGCCGGCACATCGGGCAGACTCATTGGCCGGTATCGGTGCTCCTACTGCGGAGAATGCCGGGAACTGGCTACAGCAACGCTGGCAAAGTACAAGTACTGCCCCAACTGCGGGGCGGCGATGAGTGGAACGGCGGAAAAAGGGATTTTGCACGAATGTAAATACAAGCATCCGGACTGCCTTTGCAACCGGTGCAGGCGTGATTGCGACGACTGCTGCCTTTATGGCGGCAACGGCGATTGCCCGATAAGCGAGTGCAGTAGTTTCGAGCCGGAGGAGGTGCCATCAGATGGCGAAAAAGCGTAAGCCCCGGCGCCTGCTGGAAGGGCCAATTATGTGCGACCCCTACGTGTGTCCGCACTGCGAATACGTCGGGGCTGGATATTTTACTTGCGATAAGTGGCCTGATGGGCCGGCCGTTGTGGTCGAGGGATGGATGGCAAACTCACGGGCATGGCGGTGCAGGAAGAGGCTTACCTTGAAAATAAAGGGGGGCGGTGAAGATGCGGCCGGTGCAGACCGATAACACCAACATCATCCTAACCGCTGAGGACTGCGGAGATCTACCGGCCACCATCATGCAGTGCCCTGGAGGCCAGCAGGAAATTGAGACTTGCTGGGAGCTGGATCCGGAGGAGCTTGCCGCCGTGCAGCGCACCAGGAAGATCTATCTGATCGTTGTGGGCCGAGTGCACCCGCCAGTGATATTAGGAGTTGAGAGCAGATGCGGGGCCTGACCCACTTATCACTGTTTACCGGGATCGGCGGTCTGGACTTGGCCGCTGAATGGGCCGGATTTCGGACTGTTGGTCAGTGCGAATATGCCGATTTCCCGCGCAAGGTCCTGGAAAAGCACTGGCCAAATGTTCAAAGATGGAGGGATATCAGGGATGTCACAAGGATATCCGCGGATCGAGCGGGCATTGGAGAGATCACCGTTATCTCCGGAGGCTTCCCGTGCCAACCGCACAGCCTTGCAGGTAAACGCCTGGCATCTGGTGATGAGCGTGATTTGTGGGGAGAATTTGCAAGAGTCATTCACGAAGTTGGCCCCCGATGGGTCGTGGCAGAAAATGTACCAGGGCTGCTATCAAGTGAGCATGGACGGTTTTTCGGACGAGTACTTGGGGACTTGGCCGGAATGGGGTATGATGCGAGTTGGGGAGTGCTATCCGCTTTCCAAGCCGGCGCGCCACATCTCCGAAAAAGGATTTGCATTGTTGCCCACGCCATGCGCTTCGGACGGCCATGCGATAGATTTTTGCAGGCGCCTGAAGTCCATGAGGTGTGTCATGGCGAAACCGGGGAAATCAATACATCTTTGCTACTTAACGACGCTTTCCGGGTACTCACTTGCGGAGACGATACAGATCTACGAGACAGTGATGGGATTCCCCACGAGGTGGACGAACTTAGAGCCTTAGGCAATGCAGTGGTGCCGCAGGTGTTTTACCCGGTGTTTGCTGCGATTTCTGCAATCGAATCAAGTTGGGAGGCGAGATAATGAAGGAGATAAATCGTGGCGATGTCTATTTCTGCCGGGGCTCCCCTAGTGCGATTGGCAGCGAGGAGCGGAAGGAGAGGCCAGTTGTCATCGTGCAAAATGATGTGGGCAACACCAAGTCGCAAACGACTATTGCGGTACCACTGACCAGCAACACAGATAGGCGTCCGTATCCGATGCAGTTTTACGTACAAATCCCAGGCTACCGGCCATCCAGAGTCCTGTGCGACCAGATCATGACGATAGACAAGCAGCGGCTGCTCAATAAGGTTTACCGGCTAACTGGCCGGGAGTTGCAGCGATTGGATCACTGCCTCAAAGTGTCCCTGGGGCTGCAGTAGCAGCCCCCCAAAGAACCAAGTAAGGAGGATGACAATGGACAAGACCACCAAACAACGCCTGGCATCCTACCGGGCCCTCCGCCTGGAAACGGAAAATCAGCTGGACCGGCTGGCCAGATTGCGCAACGAGGAGCAGCTTCCGGCGATGCGGGAGAGCTCCGGCGCAAAGTCCACCGGTGGGAATGGAGATCGGATGGAAAGGTCCATCCTCCGGCGCATGGAGTATGAGGAACGAGTAATGCCGCAGATCGAAGCGGCGAAACGGGAAATGGCGGCCATCGAGGCCGCCATAGACCATGTGGAGGATCCGTTAGAGCGAGAGTGCTTGCGACTGAGATACATAGATGGGGATGGGTATAGGCTGATGCCTTGGGGAGACGTGGCCATTATGGTCTATGGGGATGACGACGAAAAAAGCCTCCATGCAGTCTTCCGCCTCCATGGGAAGGCGTTGCAGCATATACAATTTGCCGGTTGCCCCAGAAAATGTGGCAGTGATTGGCAGTAAATGGCCGTAAATGGCATTGATTGTCAGTATCCTTGTGTGGTATCATGCAATCATCGGAGCAATGGCGGTGGCCACAGCTTCAACCCTGCCGGGGTGCCGGTGGGGTATTTCTTTTGTGCGCAAAAAAGGAGAGGCCAGGGAGTTAGTCCCGGGCCTCTTTGTTTGAAGAGAGGTGATCTGTGGTGGGCGGACCCCGTAAAATCAAATCCGCCAAGCAAATGGTGGAGCTTTGGGAAGCATTTAAGGCGCAATGTAACAATCGGATGATTTTGACCCATGATTTCAGCTCTAAAAATAGCGAGTTCGTAAGTAAAGAACTGAGGCGGAGTGTCACCTATACCATCGAGGGCTTTTGTGTGTTCGCTGGGCTTTCTAGGGCGGCGTTTTACAAAAATTATGCTGGAGATAAGAGATACGTTGACATTGTTACGCGCATGAAGGAAGAGTGCGAGGTTGATGCGCGAGAGAAATTCGAAACGGGGCAAATTCCTACCCAATTAGCCCCTCTGTGGATGAGCAAGCACGGCTACAGTACGAAGACTGAGCAATCCGCTGCAGGGCAAAGCGCATTGGAGCAGTTTGTCCAGGCAACCAAACCCACTCAGGCGGAAGTGGAGGCTTTATATGCCGAAGAAGACTAAGGGATTTCGCTTTAAACCTTTCTCTCCGAAGCAACGCCGCTTGATGTGCTGGTACGAGCCTGGCAGCCCACATCGGGATTGCGATATGGTCATTGCGGATGGCGCAATCCGGTCTGGCAAGACTGTGGCTATGATCTGCGGCTTCTTCCGTTGGAGCCTAGGATCATTCCGGGGAGAGACTTTTGTCCTGGCCGGGAAGACCGTGGGGGCCCTTAAACGTAACGTCATTGGCCCGGCCCTGGAGATCCTCCGGGCCTGGGGGTTGCCGTATACCTACGTCAGTTCTGGAGACGAGGCCAGGCTGGAGGTCGGCGATAACACCTACTACCTGTATGACGCCCACAACGAGCGGAGCCAGGACCGCCTCCAGGGCTTGACAGCCGCCGGCGCTTTGGCTGACGAGGTGGCCCTGTTCCCACGCTCCTTCGTAGAGCAAATGCTTGGCCGGTGCAGCGTAGAGGGCGCAAAAATCTGGCTCAACTGCAACCCTGAAAGTCCGGCCCATTACGTCAAAACCGAGCTGATCGACAAAGCGGCCGAAAAGCATATCTACCACCTGCATTTCCGGATGACGGACAACCTGACGCTGTCCCCGGCTAAGCGGGAGTTTTACGAGCGGATGTTCACTGGCGTATTTTACCGGCGCTTTATCCTGGGAGAGTGGGCCTTGACAGATGGGCTTGTATACCCACAGTTTGCGGATGATCCCAGCAAGTACTCCGTGGATAGCCCGCCTGCCATCCAGTACGCTGTAATCGGCGTTGACTTTGGCGGCACTGGTTCTGCCCATGCTTTTACGCTGACTGGTTTTACGCCTGGTATGCAGTCTGTGGCGGTCCTGGATGAGTACTACCACAACAACAAACAGGATGGCGTCCTATCCCCAGAGGCGCTGGCAAAAGCTTTTGTGGACTTTGTGCAGCGCGCCAAGAGCAAATACCGGGTATACGAGGCCTATTGTGACAGCGCAGAGCAGACGCTGATCCAAGGGCTACGCATTGCTACTATCCAGGCAGGCTTGGGCGTTGACATACGCAACGCCATCAAAGGGCCTATCAACGACCGGATTATGTTTTACAACAGCCTAATTGCCCAAGGGCGCTTTTTGGTTTGCTCCCAGTGCAAAGCTACCATCCAGGCCATGTGCCAGGCTGTGTACGATTCCAGGGACCTCGCAAAAGATAAACGCCTGGATGATGGCAGCACCAACATTGACAGCCTGGACAGCATGGAGTACGCCACAGAGGCAGTCCAAAGCGACATCCTGTATCTGGGCACAAAGAGGTGATAGCATGAATGCAATTGTGCAATACTTGAAGTCAAAGGGTCATAACTGTGTGCCGGATGAGTTTTACAGCGCTGTTGCCCTGTGGAAAAAATGGTACCGGGGCCGGGTGCCAGAATTCCACGACTACCGGCAATACAACGGCAAGACCCACCTCCGCCGGTCTCGCAAGTCTCTGGCCATGGCGAAAACGGTGGCGGAAGATTGGGCGAACCTGGCGCTGAACGAAAAAGTGGAGATCATGTGCGGGGAGAAATCCACAGACAGGCGCGTCTGGGATGTATTAAATTCCAACAAGTTTAGGGTCCGGGGCAATCAGCTGTT